ACGTTCCGTCTGACAACCAATGCAGTCAACAAACGGCGCCGGATCAGACCGCGTTTGATACGATGTTTACTACGGTCTGCAATGCTATTGAAAACTGCGTAGCGCGGGATGGGCAGAATAGCCCAAGCGCTAATTTGCCGATGAATAGCAAGAAATTAACCGGGCTAACTACTGGATCGGCTTTGACCGACTCAGTTAGCGCTACGCAGGTAGTTAACAGCACCTTGCTCTGGGGCGGCACTTCAACGGGATCGGCTAATACCCACGCCATTAGTGTTACGATAGCCCCAAGTGCCTATGTAGCTGGACAACGTTTTGCGTTTTTAGCTGGATATACCAACTCGGGAATTACAACGCTAAACGTTAACAGTTTGGGCGCTAAGACGATCAAGGCATTTCCAGCGGCAGACTTAGCGGCTGGGGAAGTGAGGGCTGGATGCGTTCAAGATGTCATCTATGATGGAACCAATTTCATTTTATTAACCCAAAACACTTGGACTATTAATCTTCAATTAGTCCCCGCAGCGGACTTAACACAATATATTGGCGACTCAACTCATAGGGTTGCTTCAATCTACACGCAGGGCATTCAGGACGGGACTGGCGTAGAATCGCCGGTTGGAGCGGGGACTACACAGGGGACTGCGACCGCTATCAGTAAGCAGTTTGTTAATGCTACAGGGGCCAATGACAGCGGATTAATCCTACCAGCCACAACAATTGTTGGGCGAGAAATTTATATTAGTAACAGCAACGCTGGAGCAGCCTGGCTAAAGATATACCCTGAGAGCGGAGGATCTATCTGGCCTCGCAGTACTAACGACTACGTCTATCTTCATGAACAATCTGGGGGGCTTTTTAAATGCGTATCCGCTAGCAATTGGATTGTTATCAATAATGCCCAAGTGTAATTGCTGGATAGTGCAATGTTAGAAGCAACGCACAAAACAAACGAGGAACTTCTAATTAGAATCTCGGAAAGAGTGGAGTATTTAACTAGCGCTATGAACGAGCTTAGGTGCGATCTCCATGAGCGTTTTGTGACCAAAGACATGTGCTTACTTCGCCAACATGAACATGAAAAAGCCTCTAATTTTGGAAGGGCTGAGTCTCTCGCGAAAATAGGGGTGCTTATTTCGGTAGCAGTTAGTGTTATTTGGGCAGTGATTAAACATGTTTGAATCGGATAGTTTTCGCAGACTGGTTAGGGCTGTGATATCTGTCGAAAGCGCGTTCAATCCGCAAGCTGAAAGCCCTGTAGGGGCTTGTGGGCTGATGCAGCTAATGCCTGCAACCGGGCGGGAATGGTGGGCTAAGCTTAAAATCAAAGAGCCTTACGATCCATTCGACACAGAGCAAAATGTCAAAATTGGTTCGGCCTATCTAGCGCACTTGCTAAACATGTTTGAAACTACCGAACTTGCACTAGCCGCCTATAACTGGGGAATGGGAAATGTTAAAAAACTTCTGGAAAAATATCCTGGCCAGACTTGGGACTATTATCAACTTCACGTCCCCGAAGAAACAGCAAACTACGTTACGCGGGTCCTGGAGCGACATGCAAGCGGATACGGTAATCAGCGAAGAAATCAGATCAATGGCATTGAAGCAATGCTCGATAAATTTGATGAAGTTAATCTTTGGGGGAAAAAAAACATGATTGAAAAAATTAAGCAGTGGATACTTGGAAGTGTTGGGAAAAGCGTAATTCGAAAACTAATGACATTGCTAGCTGGCGTGCTAGTTGGGATCGGATTAGACCCTACGCTGGTTAACCAGTGGACCGACGGCACAACTCAGATTTTAATTGCAGTATTGCTATACCTAATCGCCCAAGGCTGGAGTTTGGTAGAAAAACGGATTGCGCAAAAACAGATTCTTCCATAAAAATAAACGATCTTACCTCTTTTCGCGGATAGCCTCTGACCAGGCTATCCGCTTTTTTGTTGCCCAAAATGCCGGCAGGATAAGCATAGCAATATCAATAGCTTAGATACTATTTATTATCTTGAGTAAAAGTAGGGTAGGGTGTATAATCAGCTAAAGGGGTGAGTTATGAAAATACTAACACTACTTATTGTCGTTTGCCTGTCTGCTTGTATGCCGCAGCCACAATATTGGAACCGAGATCAAAAAGCTTGGTTGCCAGGCCAAGAGCCAGAGTGGCATGTTCAAAAATATCCTCATCCTTATGGGAATTACAAAACTACCGGAGCTATGGGCAGCCAGCGCGTCAACGTAACGTTCGGCCACTAAAATCCAGTTTCTGAGAACGTGTTGATCCGGTCTAGCAGGCCCAAAAAGATCGCAGCCATCATATGCGCCAGCTCCTTTTCTCCCACGTCCTTAATGATGCCGTCGATTCTGGGATCGCGGCATTCTACAAGCGCCGCTGCAGTTCGTAATGGTTCTGCTACTTTCCAAGTATTAAGCGGCTTTTGGCTTAGCCGGGATACCGCGTCTTTTAATGTTTCGCTCAGCTCTCCGCCGTATATGTTTGTTGTCATTTTATTCCTTAAATTCCTCTTCTATCATCTTCCCTAATTCACTCCAATCTAGTTTTAAACTTTGCTTTAACTTGATTAAAGTTGAAAGGCTAAAATTATACTTTTTAGCTTCGATAGCCCACAAAGTTTGTGGCAAAATGCCTGTTTTTGCTCCCATTTCGTTGAAAGTAAAACCTAGTTTTTTTCTTAAATTCTTTAAACAATTCATAGCGTTATGCCATTCTAGCTAAATAAATGCGCCTAGTCTATAAAGATATGTTGACAAGATTCGTCGACTGATCTAATCTAATGATAACAGAGACAAGACACCTTGTCAATCTATTTTAAAACGAGGAAACAGTATGGATAAAAAAGCAGCTTATATAACAATCGAAAAACTTGAGGGGCTAAAATCGAAAGTTGACAAGGAGGCGGCAAGGGTCGCGTTGATTTTTGAGCTAGCAAAAAAAACTGGGGAGCCGCAGGAACTTAAAAAATATCAATCTGACGCCTGCACTAATGGTAATGATGATCAGTGCAGTTTTGATACGATTTATATTTTGGCGCTGCCAGATGGTACAACTAAGCGTCAAGCCGTTTGCTGTTTTTAAAAAATAAAAGGTGAATTATGACTGACAAAAATCTTACAATTAAATTAGATTACACAAATCCGGCGACAATTAAGACGCTGAAAGAAACTGTTGCTAAGGGTGCTACGGATGCCGAGTTTGCAATGTTTGCAGGCATTGCGCAGAGCACCGGGCTAAACCCTTTCAAACGTGAAATCTGGTTTATTAAAACCCAAAACGGCCAGGTGCAAATGATGACGGGAGTCAACGGCTATTATGCCATCGCTAACAGTCATCCGCAATTTGACGGGCTGGAAGTTGAGACGATAGAGGAATCCGGAAAGCTGGTTAAGGTGATTGCTAAAGCTTACAGGAAAGACCGATCACGGCCTACCGTAGCAGAAGCCTACTTCTCGGAATATGCCAAGCAGTATGGCAATTGGAAAACCATGCCGAGGCTGATGCTAAGCAAGTGCGCTGAGAGTTTAGCGCTTAGAAAAGCGTTTCCGCAGGAGCTGGGCGGCCTTTACACTAAGGAGGAAATGCCCGCCGAATACCAAGAGAACGGGGCAGGGGAGCCACGATTTGAATTAGTTGAAACCAAGCCGGTAGAGGCCAAGGTTGAAGTCCCAAAGCCGATTTTACAGTCGTTTCCGGGGTCAACAGTTGAAGAGAGCGAGGACCAAAACAAGTCTCATTACTTTGCGCTAGATAAGGCTAAAAAACCAGAAGCGGCACAGCGGCTAATGATGCAACTAGGGTTAACTTACATTGTCCAGCATGATGCTTATATGGGCTATAAGACGCATCCGAAGCTTAAAAACCTCGAAATATCAGCATACGAGTTTAACAACCGAACGCCTCCCAAAGCGCAAAGGGAAGGCAAGGCGGCTGTAGTAGGGGCCGACGCTGAGTTTGACGCGCAGCGCGACATCCTAGACTCGTCTGGCGTTTACGATAGCCAGAAAGAACCAAAATTTGAGGCGGAGGAACTCCAGCATTTACAACGTAATCAGTAATGCGTGGAATCGGTCTGCATTGGCGGCCATTTATGGCCGTCATTGGATGCCGCTGAACAGCAATAGCCGCCTAGGGCAATAGCATATTAGGTCGCATCCATTTTGTTTGTTTTTTATTTATGGAGAAAATATGGGTTATTTGAGAGTCAAAGATGTTGCCAAGCTTGTAGGGCTTAGTGACAAGGTTGTATATGCATGGCGGATTCGGCAGAAAAATGGGGAAGATATCGGCCCTAAATTTTATGACGATATTATTGAAGGGATGATCTTATGTGAGGAGAAGGAAGTCCACCAGTGGATTACAGATAATCCAAGAACCGAGCCTGAAATAAAACTACCAACAATTTTGCCAAGGCGCGTCGGTGTTAAATATGTTGACGCGGCAACGCTGGGCAGGATGTTTTCGTTTTCTGACGCCTGCATGTTAAATTGGGCTAGATCTGGACGGATACCAGCGATCAAAATGGGTGGGCGGTATCGATTTGATTCCGATGCCGTACTAGCTGCTTTGCGTTCTAAAGACGATGCGCACAAATTTGACGCAGAGATGAAAAGTAAGCTTATTGAATTTGGGAATGAATTGGATGCTGATATGGAGTTCTCAATATTAGGTGACAACGAAACTATTTCAGGTGGCAGGTCAAAATGAAAACATATAATTCCGAACTTGTGGCGAGATCTTTGTATGTAAAACTCAGCGGGGAACTAATGCGACTTCGGCAGCAGCGGCCTCTCAAAGGCGCTCAGATCCGGCGGCGGCGTGACTTAGAGGTGGTTTTGCGTAGTTTATCGCGATAAATATCGGGCATAAGCCCGATGCTGCCGACAATCAGGCCAGCAGCACAGGGTTTAGACTCTGTTTTAGGTTATTTTTACTGTGAGGTTTTTATGAACGCATTAATGGAAAAAATGCCAGGCGTATTTTCTTGGGTTGGTTTTTTGCTGGTGACTTATCTTTGCATTAACGGATTTTTAGATCTGCTAGTGCGTGGGATTCTGCCAGCAGTAAGAGATGCTCAGGTTTTCTTTTTTGGTTTATAATTTAAGAGGTTTTATGGTTATAAAATTGGTTATCGTTTTAATTTTAGGGTTACTCGGAATTATTTTGAATGCTTGCACTATGACATTATCGATTGACTCTTTAGAGGCTGGTTCAAAAACGACCAGTACTTGGTCAAAGAACAGCTCTAGCAGCTCTATCCAGTCCGCAGGCATCGATTTAGCTACAAGCCAGGGGCAAAGCCTGCCCCTACAGAATAGGGCAGCAGAGGAAATTTGGCGCAATTATGAAAAGTAACACTGTTGACTCGTTTGGGAGCTATCAATTTTCGTTTTTGAACGGGGATAGCTCCCCTTTTGTAATTAAAATAACACTGTTTTATATGCGACTAGGTGAATTACTTACTAGATTTTTGTTGCAAGCCTACGTGCGAGGTGCTAAATTAATTTGGAAACACGCCGACAAAAAAAGCCGGAATTTCTTCCAGCTTTTAGCGCGGCCAACTTTGGGATTAGCAAAGATGACCACAACCAAAAGATACCAAAATCGCGGTCATTATGCAAGGAGTAACGCATAATGGCTAGACCAATCAAACAAGGATTAGATTATTTCAATCTTGACATTACCGCGGATTCTGACGATAAAATTCAACTCATAGAAGGCGAACACGGCATAGTTGGCTGGGGGGTAGTTATTAAACTGCTAATGAAAATCTATTCAAACGGATATTGGTATCCTTGGACCGCTAAAGAGTCGGCTTTGATGGCAAAGCGGTGCGGAATAGCCGTTTCTCAGGTGGATAATGTGGTTAAATCTGCCATTAACTGGGGGTTCTTCGACGATAAACTCTATTCAGAATACAAAATATTAACCTCGCAGGGGATACAAAACCGATTTTTCTTTGCCGCTAAAGATCGTACTCAAGTGACAGTCCAACGCGAGTTTTTGCTCGTTCCACTGCCCGAAAAACTCGACTTTTTCAATCTTCCGGATTTACCCGAGTTAATCCTGGAAAAACCGGAGGTTAATCCGGAATTAATGGTAGTTAATCCGGGGATAAATACACATATTATATTAAAGGATAGTATAGGAAAGGATAGTATAGAAAAGCATACCGGGTCGATTAACGACCCGGCTAACCCTAGTAATTATCCGATTAACGATCTCAAAGAAACGTTTGCTCCTCGGATTAGGATGTGTCCTGATGAGTATAAAGCCCTAATCAACCTTTGTGTCGCAAACACTCAAGATGAAAAATACCTAAAAGAGCAGATACAAATAGCCTCAGACTGGACTCTGAGCAAAGGAAAATCACACAAGGATGCAGCGGCCTTTATGCGCAACTGGCTTAAGCGTTCATTTGCTACGATTCGGCGCAACGGCGGCGGATCCTCTAAATGGGGAACGGCTGGAACTGTGGAAACGGTCAACCAAATTTTAAAGGAAGAGGGCGTAATATGAACCGATCAGAGTGCGCGCTCATATTGGGCGAGGCTTATGGTTTTTTCCCGCAGTATAAACTTGAAACCAACAATGTGGATAGCTGGTTTCGGATGTTTTCTAAAACCGAAGCTAAGGTTTTTCGAACGGCGATGTTGACGGCCATAAAAAATAGTGGAAAGTTTCCAACGCCTGGCGATGTCAAAAACGCTTTATTGGTTGGAAAAATGACAGCTCAGGAGGCTTGGGACTATGCGGTTGCCGCTTCTGAAAATTTTAGAATTTTGGATCAGCACTTAAAAGACTTTCCCCTTGTATTGCGTGCGGCAAAATTAACCGGGATGCAGCGAATCTCTTTTACGGACTACGCTCAGCTTGATTTTGTCCGCCGCGATTTTATTCAAATTTATAATGATCTAATTAAAAAGGAATCGATTGAAGACGATTTAATGGAAATCGATTCTGAGTCTGCAAAAAAAATAATTGGAGGGATATTTGGTGCAATTGGAAATGATCGAAAAAATAACGAGGCTACCGCACTACCAGGCGTTTCAGTTGTTAATGGACTTGGAGAATCGCCGACAGTGGTACGAAAACCAAAAATCCTTGACTGAGGAGATGGAGACAACGATAGAGGCTGAAAAGTTGAAAATTATGGATACCGCAAAAAGGACTTTGGAAGCAGGATATTTTCAACGGTTGCAAAATATCTATTTAGCCGCGAGTCGGACATTATGAACCAGCGTGATGCTATCAATGGTTTAATCAGGATGGGTGGGACTTATGAAAATGTTACGGATTTTGTTAAATATCACACAGAAAATATTTGGGTATGGAAGGCATTTGAGGAGTGCGCGCTCAGTGCCATTCGTGGTGGCCGTAGAAAAATGGGAGCAAAGGGACTATTTGAGCAACTGCGATGGGATCAGGGCGGAGGATTTAAGCAGGATTTATTTACGAAACAAGAGTTCAAACTCAATAACAACTACACGGCGCTCTATGCCCGTTTATTTATCCTCAAATTCCCTGAGCACAAAGATGCTTTTGCATTAAAGGAGCTAAAACATGCCGCTTAAAATCACAGATCAGCTAAATAAAATTGACACTGAAGTTTTAAAAGAAATTGAGGCCGACATGCTAGCTAGGCTATCGTGTGGCATTGAAGTTTTAGAAGGCGAGTCCGAAAACGAATTTGCTGATAGAAAAAAAGTCTGGGCGCGGTGTATGGCAAACTTTTTAAAACTAGTGCGCTATGCTATTGGAAAAAAAACCTTTGCTTACAATGATGAGGTGATGCAGTGAGAGTGATCCCTCAAGAGGGCGGTAGAGCCTGGATACAGTGCGGCGATATCCCAATTTGCCTTTGCGAATCGATCGAAAAAGCTGAGATAGTTATGGACATGCTTCTGGAAGGAGTTACCGCCAGAGAGGAACTCGCTCAAATTAAAAGGAGCTTTTACTCCGAGAAATTCGACGATTCAGTAGCACTATTTGAAATTCATTTGCTTAGTAGCGCCCTCGGTTTGGCTGATTACAACATGAGCAAGGCAGCTAGGGCACTCGGACTAAAACGGACTACACTTTTTGAAAAGGCGAAACGATATGGGATTTTGGAAAAAACGGACGGATGCGAATCAATCGAAAATAATGAAGGAACTTCGGAAGCTGGGGATGTGTGTTTTGGATCTGCATCTTGTGGGGAAGGGGTGCCCGGATCTGCTGGTTTCGGATTTATCACAGATCTACTTAGTGGAAGTGAAAATGCCAACCGCGTCTCTGAACGCGCGGCAGCGGCAGTTTGTTCGAACTTGGACAGGGAAAAAAATCATAGTGGCGACAACCACTGAGGAGGTTTTACGAGGCATGGGCTACGAATTAGAGAAAGGCGAGTTGAAACATCCATTAATTTGGTAGAGGCGGAACAAATGACAAATTTTTGCATAAATTTCGATCAAGATTGCGCAGCGTCAGGAACAGCAGAACAGCAGCTTTGGGTTGCTACAATTAAACAAGCAATCGGAGATAAAGACTGGGAGTTTTTTAGATCTCTTTGGGCAAAAGAAATATTTGAAATGCTTGGATTAGACTATAAAGGATTTTTACGGGAATTATATAAAAGAAAGGAAATATATGAACAGGCAAATCACAAATCAACTTATCGATGCTTTGTCTAATGTGATCCAGAGTGGTTTAGGTAGAAGCGTTGAAGCACATACGGCTTTAGTCGAATTGGTTAAGCTTACAAAACACATACAAGCGCAAAAGGATTTTATGGCAACGGGCGTATCTAATGCAATTATAAATGCGATTTGCTTGCCCGAAGAATCCGAAAAAATACCAGGCACTGAACTCTCAGTAATTAACGGAGGTAAGAGTGCCTGATCAAGATGCTGTAGCAATTGAAGAACATATCTTGGCAGAGGCCAAGGCAATTGCAGGTGATTTAAAAAGGCTGCTTCGACCATTTTGTCAAACTTGTGTTTACGCATCCGAGCCTTTTAACTTGGGCGACCCCAGCGATTGGCATTTTTGCATAAAAATATTTGAAAGAATAGACTGCCAGTTAGATTTTGTGGATGATCCTATGAAGGTTAGGCCAGACTTTGGGTGTGTTTTGTATAAAGACAAAAAGGTAGAGAATGAATAAGCGATTAAAAGAAATTACAATAGCGGGCAAGCCTCAAGATTACGAGTGCGGATTGCCGGGCTGGCTAAACACCGGCACCTGTGATGTGTTTTTTCCAGCCTGTATAATTCACGATCAGCAATATTTGGATCTAAAGCCGTGGGAGTCAACAAAGGAAATTGATAGAGAGCTTCTGGTCAATTGCTTGGAACTTGCTAATGGTGATCCGTTTTTAAAAGCAAGAGCACTGGTGTATTACAGATGCGCGCGGATCTACGGCATCGGACGATTTGCTGGCAAATCTATTTTTAGCTGGCCTTGGGGTAAGCAATGAAAAAGATAATTTACCTAATAATTAGCATGGCGATTTTGTTACTGGCTTTTTGGTGGGCGCTTCAGCTCACTGAAGAGAACATGATTTTTAATTGGCAATTAGAAGAAGAGGAAACAGAGGGGTTATGACAGATTTTCACGTTCCTAAAGAATTTAAAACTCGACAGTACGACATCGCTGCTGTGATGGCACTATCAGGATTACGTTATTGGGAGTGTAACGCGTCCAAAGAATTCCAAGCGCGTACTGCTAGAATTTTAACAAACATGCTCAAGGAGAATCCAGATCTAATTAACAGGTATTTAGATCTGTACTGCTTGGATGTACAAAAAAATAAAGTCGAAGGCTTACCGCACAAGGAATTTATCGATGATCTTTCAAGCGAGAAACTGCCAAGACGACAAAAGGGGTGGTAGTGAAATTTAACGCCCGGCTTATCACAGCAGATAATTGCACAAAAGAAATCCAAACGGATGAAGCGCGCCCGGTAATCTATCGAGAGTTAATTATTCCTGATAATTGCTTCGACAAATCACTTGATGAGTGCGACATGATCGAGATGTCTTGCAGAGAATATCGGCTTACTAGAGCGGAGGGGCGAAATCTACGCTATGAAGAAGTGCCAAAGCCGCATGAAAAGGTGCGGAAGCTAAACAAGAGAGAAGCGATAGCGGCGAGGATAGCCAGTTTAGCTGATAGCGATTTAATTTTAGTGCAAGGCGTTGTCGATATGCTTTCAAAAAAGGAATCCTGTGAAAAAATCTGAACTCGAAAAAACGGCTAGAGAATTTTGCTTTGATAACAACTTGGTAATGTACGATGCTGTAGTCGGGAGTGTTGGCCCACTACTGACGGGGATCAAACACCCTAACCCAGACAATGTTAAATCATTCCAAGCAGGCGCAAGGTGGGCGCTGGAGTGGGTGCAGGAAGAGAGCTACGGCTACGGCGAGAATGTGGACATTCGAAGCATTGAGTCTAAAGATTTGGAGATTGAGGAAGATGAGAAAAAGTGAGCTGGAAAAAGCGGCTAACGATTGGATAGCGAAAATCGAAGCAGAGTTTGGCCTGGATGTCCCACAAACTACAACCAGAGGGGCATTTAAAGCAGGTGCAAAATATGCTCTAGAGTGGATGGACGGGAATGTTCGATGCGCAACTGTCTACTCCCCAGCATCGCGGGAATTGTTGTGCGCGCTAACCAAGATTGAGGAAGATGAAAAAGAAAAGTAATAATTGTTGCTGTGAGAACTTTTATCGAGCTGGATGTAGCGGCACTGATAACGAGGGGTACGGGGCAGTAGTCTGGAGCAACGGGCAACGTATTGGCACGGGCCTACCTTTGATCTCTTTTTGTCCGTGGTGCGGGCACTGTTTTCTTGAAGAAGATGATCTGTCAGTATTAGCGCTTCGCCACAAACACGGCATCTCAAGCGAGAACCGCGGCGGCTCCAAAGAAGAAGCAGAGATTTTATCGGGGAAAAGAATAAGTGAAAAAGAAAAGTAAACACTCAACAGCAAAACGATTGCTCGACTTTGAGGACCGGTGGGCACCGGATAATGTTTCCCTTGCTTCTATAAAAACTAGTATCCCAACACAGACGATGGTAACTGTACCGAAATTATCTAAGAAAAAACGAAGCTGGACTATGTGGGCGGTGATCGACAATGGCCAGCTCATTGCGTTTGATCCCCTACAGCGTTTTGCAAATATGTGGAAAATGAGAGGTAGGCATATCGAAATTAAAAAAGTCAAAGTAACGGAGGTTTAAAATGAGTAACTGGTATGAGAATTTAAGTAATGCACAGATCCTAGAATTGAAAGATAACATTAGGCCGCTAATGTTTTGCCCGGAATGGATGCAGGAGGCTTTTAAGTTTGGAGTCCAATGTGATGGAGAATACTTAGACCATGTAGGTAAATGGAATAGGGTGGTGGCGTTTGCACCTTTCGATTCTGATGGCACCGTACTGAGGCTAAGGCAAGACTGGCAGCGGTCGGAAACAATATGGTCAGCTATTTTAGAAGATGCAAAGAAAAAAGTCTATCAACAAGGGCACTGGGAAGTGTGCGAGGTTAGAACTAGAGCCAAGCCGGATCGCGGCTATATTGATTTTGGATCTCCGTGTTTCGATACATATTGGTTCAGTCGGCAGCGGATCGGAAGATCTCCGCACGATCCGATTCAGAGGCTTATTGATTACGATTTGCACGAAGCTTTCTCAATGGTCGGCTTCGGCGGGATTTATTTCGAAGGATCTTTACCTTCACTCTGGAATAAGGCTTTCCCCGATCAATACGGAGATGAAAAACCGCAGAGGCCGCTAACGGTTCGCTTCTGGGTGGAGTAATATGCACAACGGGAGCAACTGGATAAAGCCAGGTTTCCAAAACGGGCGGGGTGGTAAGTGAAAGAGTTAAATGTAATGGTTCGCGATCCACGTGATGCGCGAGTTGTTGAGGCCGTTATTTGGCTAACGGAAAGAGAAATGTTCTTAAATAAGGACGGCACTAAGTTGAGGGATTTAATTAAAGATAAACTTGCTTTAGCAGAAAAATTAATTTGGGAAGAGCTAATGAAAAACCCTGAACTCGAATCGATAATTAGAAGGTTAGTGATTAATGGAAGTTGATAAAGCATGTTGACTTGGCAGAGAATCTATGCTTTTTATTCATACTGAGAGTGCAATAGCCACTATGTTTGTTACGCTCGGTTCGGTTCTATCGTGGTTTTTGACAAACAATCCGGCCAGATGTCGGAGCTTTAACCCATTTGAACCTCACTCTGGCGGTTCGTATTTGCCCGAGGACTTTTCAACCGAACATCCACAGCGGCTATTTTGTGAGATTTTGAATAGCATTTATGGCGCTCTCTCAAATAATTCCCGCGATGCAAGATTGATATTTAATCTCTGTGAACTGGGTCGGCCATTCGGTAGCCGTCTCCATCCGCGAGACGCTGCAAAGTTGATTCACATCAGCGAACGCACAGCCTATCGGTTGCTTAGGCGGATAAAAGACGATTTGCACGAAGATTTGCAGCGCAGAAACATTTTAAAAGTTAATAAAGATGAATAGTTATGGCATGTAAGAAGGGCAAAGGGAAAAAGAGATAGTGGATATTGCAGAGCTGCACATTAGCGAGTTAATCCCTTATGAGTTCAATAGCCGCAATCACTCAGAGGAGCAGATCAACTGGATTGCTAATAGTATCAAAGAGTTTGGCTTTAACCAGCCGATAGTTATTGATAAAGCAAACACTATCATTGCCGGGCATGGCAGATATCTGGCAGCTAAGAAACTTAGCCTTGCTAAGGTGCCAGTAGTTCGCAAAGAGAACCTAACCGAGCTACAGATCAAAGCCTATCGAATCTTAGATAACAAGCTGCAAAATGATAGCACTTGGGCGTTTAATAACCTGGAGCTAGACCTAGGCTTTTTAGAGGATAACGGGCTTAACCTTGCCGATTGGGGGCTAGATACACTAACCGCGAAATTAGGCCACATCAGATGGGATCCGGAGAAAACATTTGACGCACAAGTCGGCGATGGAATCGGGGAATTGTGTGGTTATAGCTTGGCTTCTTTTTGGAAAGATATAGTTCCAGAAAACGCAAAACTATTTCCATATATGATCGATTTACCTATTCAAGACCCGCATAATCTCATTCGAGCAAAATACAGCAAAACAAATTTAGAGGAGATCCAACGAGTTATTACTACATATATGCGGACGGGGGATTACTTTTTAGAAAATTGCTGCGGTTGGTCTACATTTGGCAGCTCTGCAAAACTTTGGGGATATAGCGGTGTGGGCGTCGACATCTGGAATGTCGCACTAGATCATAGTCGGCGACAATTGGAGGCGACACCTGGAAAGGGACAGGTAGAGGTGCGGGAAATGAACGGGTTAGCTCTCGATTTTCCCGAAAATACTTTTGATTTTGTGTACTGCAATCCGCCGTTTATGGATCAAGAGAAATATAGTGGGCTTCCCTCGGATGTGGCCGATTCAGATTTTAGTTCATTCGGCGTCAAGTTTAAGCAATTGATGGCTGAAAATTTTAGAGTGCTAAAGCCGAATAATTTATGCGTTATAACTATAAATGATAAAAGGGAAGAGGGCTGTCTCCTTCCAATTCAAAAGCATGTAATTGACTGGGGGATGTCGGTTGGATTTGCTTTACATGATTTTGTCGTAGCGGAAGTTTTAAGTCAGGCAATTCGGATACGACGTGGCGCATATAATAACCGTCGGACGGTTAAATGTCATGAATATATTATCACATTTATTAAGAGCTTAAATGGCGATTGAAGAAGAAAAAAAGCCGAGAGGCAGACCGAAATACATACCGAATGATAATGATCTGAAAAAGGCCAAGATTTTAGCAATTAGAGGCTTAGATAAGCGAACTATAGCTAAGATCTTAGGTATTAGCCACGTAACATTAAATTTACATTATAAAAGAGAAATTGATACGGCTAAGGAAGAGGCTAACGGTGCCGTACTGTCTAACCTTTTTAGATTGGCTAGCCGAGGAGATAACCCGGTCGCCGCAATTTTCTGGTGTAAAACACAATTGCACTGGCGCGAAACTGACAGACTTGAACTCGAACACTCCGGAGAGATAGCGCATAAGCATCCAACTCCTGAATTTAAGGCACTGAGTCCAGAAGAATGGCAAGCAACATTTGCAAAACCCCAGATTCATTAGAAAGACCCTATGTTTGGTGGCCTCAAGAGGGTCCGCAATCAGCACTACTGTACAGCAAGTCAATTCCAGAGGTGCTCTATGGTGGAGCAAAGTTTGGGGGCAAATCCGACGGGTTGTTAGGTGATTATCTTAGTGATTTAGAGAAATATAATAAACACTGGCATGGCATCATATTCAGATCCAGCTATCCGGAGCTTGAGGAAATACTAAGGCGTAGCTTGCAGCTATTCCCTAAGGTCAACGGCGAGTGGAAGGAAGGTAAAAGGCAATGGGTATTTGCTAACGGTGCAAGTCTTAAACTTAGGTTTTTAGAGTCGGTTAAAGACTTCTACCGCTACAACGGGCATTCCTTCCCATGGATTGGCATAGATGAGCTTGGACAGTGGCCTAGCCTTGAAGGTTATCACATGCTCAAAGGCTGCTTGCGCTGGGCTGACTACGAGATCCCTAATAAGCGCATTAGGTGCACGGCTAACCCTGGAGGGCCAGGGCATCAAGCAGTAATGGAGCATTTTCAGCTGGATAAGTATCCAGGAGGCTATCACCTGATCCAAGATGCCCGCAGCGGAATGTTGCGATGTTTTATTCCGAGTTTTGCTGAGGATAACCAGCTAGGACTAGCAAAAGATCCTCAATACCTTAACCGGCTTGAAGCGGTTGGCAATGAAGAGCTAGTAGAAGCGTGGAAACATGGCCGTTGGGACATGATAGCGGGCGCCTATTTCAAGGACCGGCTATTCGTATGCGAGCCGTTTGAGATACCTAAGCACTGGATGCGGTTTAGATCATTAGATTGGGGTAGCGCAAAGCCCTTTAGCGTTGGATGGTACGCGGTCAGCGAGGGCAAAGCTATAACGCTGGTTGACAGAAAGAGACAGGTCAGAGAGGTCTACCTGCCTCCAGATTGCTTGATTAAGTATCGGGAGTGGTACGGAGCCAAGTCAGCAAATATAGGGCTTGATTTGACCGTTCCTGAGGTTGCTAGGGGCATTGTAGAGCGTAGTTTGGGTGAGGATTACGGCTATAGCGTAGCCGATCCTAGTATTTTTATCCACGATGGCGGCCCTTCAAAGGCTGAAGTGTTTGCTAATCACGGGATCATATTCAGACCGGCAGACAATAGCCGTATTCCAGGCTGGCAGCAGATTAAGATCAGGCAGCGCGGCAGTGATGGCAATCCGCTGTTTGTGGTGTTCGATTGCTGTGTAGATCTGATTCGGACATTTCCAAGCCTTCAACACGATAGGCATAAGCCGGAAGATCTGGACAGTCGAGGTGAAGATCATGCAGCTGATGAAACTCGCTACGCCATGATGTCGCGGCCTTATGTGATAACTGCTCCAAAACCCAAGGAAGACAGTTTCCAAGATTTGAGTGCACAAGATTTGCTGAAGTTAACACTCGGCAATGGCAGTAAATACAAACGGATTTAAATGGCAGAAGATAAAGATCAATTACAAGATGGTGAACTAACACAGGGCGAGGGGCTTTATGCCTTTTTAAAAACCGAAATAGCCATAGCTACAGATTGGCAGTCTGGATGCCAAGAGAAAGTTTCGGAGGTTTATAAGATCTATAAAGATGATCGCAAACACGGCAGCGCCAATAGTAACAAAAAAGTAAATCTCTTTTGGTCTAGCTTGCAAACGATGAAGCCAAGCGTTTTCGCTAGCGTGCCAAAGGTGGATGTGCGTAGGCGAAATGCTGACCGTGATAGAATCAAGCGGATGTCAGCCGAGATCTTAGAACGTGCCACGGAATATAGTCTTGATTGCCATCAGGACTTTGAGGTAGTGGCAACGTCGGCACTAGATGATTTCTTAGTAGCTGGCCGGGCTGTATTTTGGGAGCGATATAAATTTAAGAAGGAAAAAACCGAAGAGAGGATTCCGATACTGCCGGAAGAGTTGCAATCTGGCATGTCACAGGCTCTTAACCGGCAGATCCAGCCCCAAGAGGTGCAGCAAGATGAACAGGGCTATTTTGTTTGGGAGCCTGTAGAGAAAATCACAAGCCAGGAATCCATTACCGATTATGTCAGCTTCGAAGATTTTTTACATAATCCAGCACGCACAAAAGATGAAATTCGTTGGCAAGCTAGACGCCACTATTTCACTAAGGCCGAACTAAATACACTTTGGCCTAAATTAGCTGATAGCATTGAATTAACTAAAGAGCCTGAGGGCCTAAACGGGCTAAAAATTAATAAAGAAGAACAAAAACGGTATAAGAAAGCCGAAGTGTTCGAGATTTGGAATCTAGAAGATCGGAAGGTTTACTACTTTAGTCCAGGCTATGATCAGGGAGCCATCGAGATAAAAGACGATCCGCTAGGGCTGAAGAACTTTTTTCCAAGCACTACAATCTATGATTTTGTTACGCCTCAAGAGTTGTTGCCAACACCTGAGTATTGCATGGCGCAAGATCAGCTAGAGGAAATTAATAGCCTCACCGACAGAATCGACGCCATTGTTAAGATCATTCGTGCCAATGCAGCTTGCCCGGCAGAGCTTAAGGATAAGCTTGATCAACTCTTAGGCGGCGATAACATAATCGTTGGCATTCCTAATTGGATGGCATTTCAGCAGAACGGTGGGCTTGAACTTATGCGATTCTTGCCAATCGAGCAACATATTACCGTGTTGCAACAGCTACTAGGTGCTCGTGAAACCGCGAAACAACTTTATTATGAAGTAACCCGGCAATCAGACTTGATGCGCGGTGTTTCGGATCCTACCGAGACCGCTTCAGCACAGGATATTAAGAGTGGATATGCTGACGTTACACTTAAATCAAAACAGCGTAAGTTTCAGAAATTTTTGCGTGATGCTATTCGCATTAAAGCTGAAATAGTTGCAGAGCAATTCGAGCCAGAAATCCTATACGCCATGACCGGCGCAGGCGGATTCAGTGAGCAGATGACACAAGAGGAATACTTCGCTTGCATTGATTTGCTTAAAAACGACACTATGCGCGACTACGCGATTAACATTGAAACAGATAGCACCATTATTGCCGACGAGCGGCGCGACAAACAAAATGTATCCGAATTTATCAACTCCATTACTCCATATCTACAGCAGACCATGCAAAGTCTTAAGGAGGCTCCGGAATTGGCGCCGTCTTTCCTTGAAATGCTACTGATGTTTATGCGATCATTTAACATCAGTAGTGGAGTTGAGGACTCGGTAGAAATTGGATTGCGCGACATCTTAGAGAAACAGAAACTAGCGGCACAACAACCTCCACCGCCTCCACCAGTAGATCCGGTAGTAGTACAATTACAAAATGAGACGGCAATTCAGCACGAGAAAAACGAGTACCAACTACAGATTAAACAAATGGAATTGCAGCAGCACGAGCGCGACTTGACAAGAGAAGAGGCTCAAATAATTTCTGACGCTCAAATTGAACAGCAGAAACTACAGATACAAAAAGAGGAGTTGATGTTACAGGCTGAAAAGCAGCGAAATGACTTCTGGCTACAACTTGAGGAGCTAAAGATCAAAGCGGGAGAAGCGGATAAGGCGCTCATTGAATCCCAATTAACAGAAACTCCGGCCAGCGCGGCAGAAGCTAATCTACCACCGATTCAAATCGCAGTGCAAATGCCAGAAGCTAAACCAAAGGTTGCTAGGTTTGAAACATTACCCGATGGCACTAGGCAGGCTGTGATAACTGATATGGTGATTTCATGACCGATAACGTTACAGTATCCAACTCTCCCCTATATGATTATAATGTTAGAGCAACCGAAACGGTTGACAGTAAACAGATCCAACATGTTCGCCTCGACGTCGGAGTGGGGACAGCAGAGTCGCAGGTTACAGGGCTGTCCGGCCTCCCGGTGGCAGCTTCTGCCTCCCCTTTCGTGTTTCAAGCTGCCTTTTTTCTGCCCTATAATGGAATCCTCGGTTCACTCAGTGAGGTTGGGACAATTCAAGCAGATGCGGTGATACTTTGGTTTTACAACAATACAGATGCCGAGCTTTACGTGAGCTTTGACAATTCACACCGGCATGTAAACATTCCACCAAAAAGTACGTTTAGCATCGATGGTAGAACTAACAATAGGTACGTCGCGGCGTCTACTGTAGTGCACGTATCGTATAACGTGATAGCTCCGACAGAAGGCTTTGTTTCGGTGAATTATATATCATGAGCAACGCAAGCATAAGTTCAAGCACTACCAAAATCGGCACCATAATTTCTGGTGGCACTAATAACGCTGTGCTTTATATCAATAACACTGGGAAACTCGCTTGTAATTATGCATTTACTTGGGACGCCAGTACGTTGGCGGTTGGACACCCAGATGATGGTGGGGCAAGAAGTCTTTATGTAGGATCTGGCGCTGCCGATTTGTCCAAACTTGGGCTTTTTCATACTGATTATAGCCACGGGTGGTCTTGGGTAAGCGATCCTGTTGAGGCGGATCTAAGGTTAAAATATCACTTCGAGAGTGCTTCTGGTTCTGATTGCCTCATTGCGACAGCTGGAGGCAATTTTAACATAGTAGGGGCGCTTTCAATTGGCACAACCTCTGCTCCATCTGGTGCCACGTTACAGGTAGTGCCCGGATCTACGGCTAGTTTTGGTGCCATCATTCGGGGCGATATTTCGGGACTGTATGCGCCACTAAAGGTGATAAATGCTGCGGCTTCTCTTAACTACTTAGTGGTGGCAGCCGGTGGAAAGGTGGGGCTAAATACAGACACGCCTACCGGACAGCTAACGATAGAACGCAACAACACGGATTACACAAATACTGCTGGCGCTGGTACTCACCTTCTTCTCACAAACGCCAATGCCGCAGGGATTACCGGCATAATGGCATTAGTGAATGGAGCAAACTCTTTCAAAATTCGTGGCAATTCTTCTGGAAACCTAACTTGGGTGAGTTATGCGAATTCTGCTAGTACCGGCCATTTCTTCTATGTAAATGGAGATTTCGGTACTGGCTCCTGTTGGATGTTGATAGCTAATAAAGGAGTAGTAATTGGCTCGGCTGCGGCAAGTGTCGCTTCCCAGGCTTGGCTCACACTTACCGTGGGCGGTGCTGGAGCGAATCAAGCGCCGCTAAAGTTTCAAGATAGTTCGGGAACGGTCTTAGCAACCCCTGAGGCTGGTGCTGTAGAGTTTAGCTCGAATAGACTCTATATAACAAACTCAACTCCGACTAGAAAAACCATTGCATATACCGATGATGCTATGCCGGGGACTGTGCCGGTTGGTGGAGTAGTAGCCTGGTTAAAGAGCTATACAAATACCCCGGCGCTCTCTAGTTGGTTTGTAGAATGTAATGGGCAGACTCTTAGTGACGCTGCTTCAGTTTACAATGGCCAGGTAATTCCAAATCTTAACGGATCTAGCAGCACTAAACGATTTTTGCGAGGTTCTACCACTTCGGGAACTACAGGCGGATCTGAGACTCATAGCCACACTGGTACAACTTCAACAGAGAGTGCGCTGGCAAATGCGGATACTAATGGGGATGGTTCTCAAATCTCATTTGCTTCTGGTTGTCATACTCATACATTTACAACTAGCAGTGAAAGTACGCTTCCTTCATACTATGAAGTCCTTTGGATTATGAGGGTTAAATGAATAAGGTTTCAGTAATTATACCAAGCCCAACAACTGAGATAATGCCGGAAGTTTTAGAAGCATTAGTTAACCAAGACTATCCAAATTTCACTTGGAAGATAAACGTACTTGAACCGGTTCAAGTTTACCCAGATAGACGAAACATTAGCCTTAATTCTACTCTAAATTTAAATGATGCTCGAACTAAAGCACTGGCAACTGATGCAGACTACTTTATTACCCTAGATTCTGATGTAGTAATGCCTCCAAATGCTATCAGCGAGCTTATGAAGCAAAGCCAATTTGATATTGTGGGCGGTTGGTATCCTATGATCCATTCCCCGGAATGGGTGGCTGGCAAGTGGGTAGCAGATAATACAATCTGGCACTTTAAAAAGCCTGAACCAAGCCTTATCAAGGTAGATATGATTGGGCTAGGATGTTTAATGCTATCTCGTAAAGCCCTAACTGATTTAGAGTTTAGAAATGGCATTGACCGGGAAGTAAACGACGAATTTGGTAGAAAGATTTACATGGGACCATGCTTGGCATTCTCAGTTAATGCTCAAGATAATTGTTATGATCTTTACATGAATGGCTCAGTTATTTGCCAACACTTAAAAAGAGACGAGGTTAAACATGCGGCTTGATATCACTATCACTGATGCTCAAAAGGATGCCAGGAATCTTGACTTTCTATGCGCTGCTCTTAGGTTCACGGGAATTCATGGAGCATCTGTTGAAACAAAGATGCAGTTTTTAAAGAGAAAGCTTTTAGAATTTATTAAACAGCACGTTCGTCAGGGCTATAGTGAGGCTTTGGGCGAGGCTGAGATACCAACAGAATAAGGAGAAATATGGAATTAAAAGAGTTTTACACAAAAAAAGGCGAGTTAGTAACGCAGCTTGAAATTGCTCAGGCGCAATTACAGGAAGTTAATAAGGCTATTGTTGAGGTAATCAATAAGGCCAATCAACCTAAACCGGAAGAGAAAAAGGAATAGTTATGGCAGATTTTACGTTTACGATACCAGATGATATTTTAGATGATACACTAAACGAGTTTTGCGCGACGCATGGCTACAGAGAGCAGATTGATAATCCTGCATTTGCACCTGGGAATGATCAGGAGCCGCAGCTCATCTTAAATCCTATTGGGAAGAAAACGCACTTAGTAAATGTTGTAATTAAGTTTATTCAAGATAGCGTAAAGGTAAACATTGTAGGCAAAGCAGTTGATACGGAGCGGAAAAAAGTAGTAACTGAAGTGGATAATAAATATATCCTAACTGCTAAACCTACTGTCGGCGGAGCTGACGAAGAGCCGCTAGAGCCATAATGAATAATAATTTTTATTGTTTGGATTAAAGGATACCTATGTCACAAATTGATACACAATCAAAAGGAGTCGGGATCACGGTAGTAACAGCAACCGCAGAACCTTGCCAGGCTGTATATGTCGGCGTAGCGGCTAATTATGACTTTTGCTTTGATGGCACTAATTGGATTGCTTTTACTGGATGCATTGCTGGATCACTACTCCCCATTCAAGTTAAGGGGGCTAGGGTATCGGGCGGCGCATCCCCTGGAGCTGGAGCTATCGTTTTCCTATACTAGCATAAGCCTGCTGCGACGGAAGGCTTTAGTCCCAATCTAGTTTAAGACGGATCCATGAGTTTATTACTTTTACTTAGGCCGCACAGCCCTCAAACGAGTCAGTGGCCGGACTTTATCCCAACAGGATACTTTGAAGCGTTAAAGAAAAAAAAGCAACAGAAAGAAGAAAAGGAAAAGCAAGAAACTGAAATCATAGAGCGCGAGAATGCAGAAATCGAAGAACTTAAACAAGAGTTTGAGCGCATACAAAAACTTGTTAGTGAGGAATCGCGCAATAAGCAATTAGTTTTAAAAGCCCTTGCACAACAAGAGCGAGAACTAAGGAAAAAGCTTTTAGAGATGGCGGCTACAGATCCGATGCTGTTAAGTGTTTTAACTAGAATAAATCAATATATTGCTAGGGAAATGGCGCGCCAGGCTGAGGATGATCTTTTATTATTAATGGCCATGTTATGAGTCGAACAGTTTATTTTTGGGATAAAGATACCCAATCCATGATCACAGATGCGCAGCATGCTGCTAAGCAAGATGCTAAACGGCAAAGCCACTATGTAATTCAGGATAGCATGGATCCAATAAAGCATCCGGCGACCGGTCAGATGTTTGACTCGAAAAGCGCCTTTAGGGCTGAGAATAAGGCCCGCGGCCTAGTTGAGGTCGGGAATGATTGGAATGGCAAGCCGTGGAAGGAACCGGAGCTAAAAAGTCCAGACTTTAATCCTATGCTTAGTGAATATTTAGACAAGCATTAATTTAAAAAACAAAAAATCCAACGGAGGAAACGCAATGGATAATAAAACCAGTGGGGAAGATCTGAGATCTGTGATTGCAGATGAAATTGACACTAAAGATGTTATCGCAGACTTGCCAGATGAAACGTCGAAATCTGAGACAGTCGCGGCGCCGGAGCCTAAAGAAGAGCTAGAGGCTTTCGAGAAAAAGAGCAAATCTGGCACTTATAAGCCGAAGCAAAAAGCTGAAAAGATATTGGCTAAGGCAGATGGAATGGATCCGGCACCTACGCATGTGGCACCGGTTGTCGGTATACCAGCTGGCGAAGCGAACCTTAATCCGATCATACCTCCGCCCAACTGGAATGCAGAGGAGAAAGCGTTTTTTAAAACGTTACCAGCAAAAGAGCAGAGCATTATTGCTAGGTATAACCGCGAGATGACGCGCGGCATGAATCAAAAATTCCAAGAGATGTCTAGCGTAATGCGCAGATATGAATCTCTTGAGAGTGAAGTTAAACCCTACGCGCAAGATCTGGCGCTGATGGGTGTGCCAGTAGAGAAGGCCATCGGAAGCGCGCTAGCATGGGATAAGCTACAGCGAACAGATCCGACAGAATTTGTAAAGCAGGTTATAGCTTTAAACCCTGGAAGAATTGACTTTAGGGCTATATTTGGAACACAAGGCCAAGCAATGCCGCAAGGCGCGCAGCCGCAGCAGTTCCAACAAAGCCCACAATCTTTTGAACTCCCTGAAGAATTTCAGCAAGAGTTTGGACAGATAAAGGACACAGTCAATATGCTTAAACAGGGCATTACATCGCACCAACAGACTGCACTTAATCAGCTAGTGCAGCAGTGGCGTGATGCGACAGATGAGAATGGGAACCCCTTGCATCCTTATCTCGAAGACCTTGGGGAAACCTTTAGACAAAAGGCGCTCGCCTTATCTAAAGCAGATCCAAGCGCTGATATTGGATCAATGCTTGACGATGCATATGAACTTGCGCTTAGAGCTAATCCTGATGTTAGGGATGCGATAAATCAAAAGCGTGAATCTGCACTTAAAGCAAAACAACTAGAAGAATCTCGCGCAAAGATGGCGAAAGCTGACAGAGCTGCGGGAATTAAAGGAAGTGGTGGCGGCGCAATGGCACCGGCGAAAATGGGAACCCGTGACACTATCGCTTCCATGGTCAATGAAATGTAAATAATTTTAGAGGAAATATGCCATTAACATATAATGAAATTGTTGCTAGCACTTTATTTCGCACACGCGAGGAAGCTGCTGACAACATCATGTCCTCTGTTGCGCTGGTAAATGAACTAGTCGACAAAGGCAAAGTTGAAAAAGTAGATGGAGGCTATGAGCTTAGAGAACCGGCAGAGTTTGCATTGCCCGCCGTACAGTATTTTTCGGGTTATGCACAACTGAATAATGCTTCTTATGAAGGGTTAACCGATTTTGTGTTTCCGTGGCGGCAATGCCAAGCCCCGGTAACAATTGACGGCATGACCATGCGTAAGAATAAGGGCAGCAAAACTCAGATTATCAATCTGATGGACACTAAGGTAAAAGCTGCCCGCAAGGCGCTTAAGATTGAACTTCAGACTTCTTTAAAGTCTGACGGATCTAGACTTGGAGGCACTGAGTTTATTGGTTTGGGATCAGCAGTTGCTACGACCCCTACCAACATCTATGGTGGAATTGCGCGCAGTGATTATGCCTGGGCCAAGAATGCTACTATATCGTTTGCGTCTGACTTAGCAAAACCTGCTTCAGCTGCCACGATTCAAGACGCATATTTAAAAGCATGGATTAAAGTTACTGTTGGTAATGATAGCCCTAAGCTTTTCTTAGCAGGAAATACGCATTGGAGCTATTTTCACAATAGTTTGACCGCAATTCAGCGTTTGACTGAAGATACTTCGAGTTTGGCAAAGGCTGGATTTAGAAGTCTTCAGTTCATGGATGCTAACGTTGTGTTAGACAATGCTACTGACGATGCTGCAACACCGCTAACCTATATAATCAATACAGATTATCTTCGGTTTATTGTTCACTCGGATCTGTTTTTCGCACCATTGGGTGGAAAGCGGGAGCCGGTGGATCAAGATGCCGTTGTGCAATATTTGGCCGTCATGGGTCAGCTTACTTGTAATAATCCGCGGATGCAGTGCGTAGTCGGTGCTTAATTTAATAAAGGAGAATATATGGGACAATGGGTAATTGAAGGCCCGTTAGGTGTTGATGTTACAAAAGCAGCAACTACCGATCGGGAGTTTGAGTTAGGAACTAGAGTAGTAACGCGTGATACTGCTTCAGAAAAAAAATATCGTATTTATCGATATTGCAAAAGCCATGCAGCTCTGACAGTTGGCGAAATCAAAGTTATTAATTCCAACTTTGAGGCAACAATGGCGGCAACTGCAACCACAGCATCAGGCGCGACTGTACAAATCCCGCTTGGAGTAGCCCAAACTGTTGCCACTAGCGCAACTGGCGCATTGTATGGGTGGCTACAGACCGGCGGATGGTTTGATAATGTTGGCTGTATTAATGCGTCAGCTAATGTTCAACTATTTGCCTCTGCAACAGCTGGCTATGCACAGGCTGGGAATGTTGGAGCGCAAGATAAGATTGTGGGGTTGGCTGGCGGTGATTTCGCTCAGAGCGGAACTTCATTGACCGCTGATGGTTTTTCAAAGGAGGAGATCTTCCTTGAAGCATATCCAGGCACAACGGCCTAATATTAGGAGTTTAGAAGAAGTAGAAATAAACGGGCAAAAAATGCCGCGCTGGGTTGCGGAAAAGTGCGGCTTTTTGCCCGTAACTATAACTAGATGTTTAAGAAGCTTAGCCGACGGCGTAACACGCCTTCCTCGAAGCTGGGTGTATGCGCCGGAAGATTTGAGCAGCTTATTCCAATCTGAGCGTTTTTTAGCCCTCCGACACAAAGGTGAAGGGGGCATCTTTTTTACCAAAGATGGTTTTGGAAATTATTGCTGGGCATTCTGGCCGCATTTTATTAATAAAAGGTAAAATATGGTTGGGTTTGATCCGGAAACAGTGGAAGAGATGGCACTAAGGCGGCCAACGGTAGAATTTCGAGTTGAGGTGGCCAGAGCCAATGTTGCCAGTGATGAGGCTGGAGTGCCTCAATTTATTGAAAAGGATATGGCCCGGTGGTGGTATCCTGGAGAGAAGGGCAATAGTTGGGATTGCTCTGTTGAAGATTTTTGGAAGCGTGATTCTAGGTTTACTGAGTTGTTTAAGCCACAGTATGAGGCATGGAAGGGCGGTAAAAAAGATGCAGTTACAGGTTGCCCAATTCAGGAGTGCCCAGTAATTCCTAGAACCATAGCCGAGCAATTTCGATATGTGGGGTTTACTTCAGTTGAGCAATTAATTGAAGCCGAACCAACCTCGCTAGTAGGTATTCTTGAGGGGATGGAGTACCAAAAATCGGCCAAGCGATGGTATCAAGCAGCTAAAAAAACAGCTGAGAAATCAAAGCTTATTAAGGAAAATGAAGAGCTTAAACAAAAGCTTGATCATTTAACTAGAGAAATGGAATTAATTAATAAGAAATTTATTACTTTAACTGGAGGACATTAAAATGACTTGTAGTGATATTGGACTAATGGGTTTAGGGCTGCCATCGGAAACGGCACAGCGAGTGGGGTGGAGTTGTGGAACTGTAGCGTCTGCGGGTAGCGTGCATGGCACAGCTACTGCTACGCCTTTGGTGTCAGTAGTGACCGGCAGCGCCGGAGGTGTGAAACTTCCGGCTTGCGATATTGGCACTATGGCAGTTATTAGAAATGCGACTAGCGGAAATGTTACCATTTATTCTAACAGTTCAACTGAGACTTTTTATATTGCAGGCACTAACACACCAGCTAACGGCCAATCTACTGGATCAATTATTGCACAGTATTATACGGCGTTAATGTTTAAAAACTCTGCGACTACTTGGATCTGTTTGGAAATTGTTGGCACATAACATGACAATACTTAGCATGATCCAGAATGTAGTGACGGAATGCCAATTGACGGCAGATCCTAGCATTGTAATTGGATCAAGTGAAAATATTGTGCTTCAGCTTAAGGTGATTGCTGACAAGGTGGGTAGGAAGATGCGGCGTCGGCATCCGTTTACAGAGCTAAATGTTGAAAAAACATTTGCTTTGGTTGCCGGTCAAGCGGCCTACCCACTTCCGGCAGATTTTGACTTTGAGATTTGGGGCACGCATTGGAATCGAAGCGAAGCTTGGAGTTTAATAGGCCCGCTGAGTGCGCAGGAATGGCAGCTCATTAAAAGCGGGACTGTGACGACCACAGATCAGCAGTACAGGCTTAAGGGACTTGGCATAAATCAGTATTACCTCGATCCTACTCCTGGAAGTGGTAATGCTGGGCAAACTATGGTTTTCGAGTATCAGACTAGATCCACAGTTAAGCCGCGAACCTTTGCCACGGGCCAGACTTATAGCGCAGCATCTTATTGCTGGTATGATGGAACCCTATATTATAGCACTAGCGGTGGGATTACCAACGGAGCTACTCCACTGGCCGATGCTGGGGTAACAGATTGGGCGGTATCAGATGCGACTTATGATACCTTTGCGTTTGATACTGATTGCTCCAAGTGGGAAGAGGACATATTAGAGCAGGGGATGAAAGCCTATTATAAGAGAGAAAAAAAGCTGGAAGGCTGGGAAGATGACATGGCCGAGTTTTGGGGGGAGGTAAATGCCGCTTATGCCCGAAGCTTGGGCGCGTGGGTAACAAACTTTGATCAGCAGAATCCAGATTGGCGCACAATGTGGCCAGTACCTAAAAATGTAAGTTAAAAGGGAAATATGAGCTTAGCAGATATCCAGAGACAGCAGAAAGATAAACCTTATCCGTATGTTTATTACTTAGCCAGACAACGAGGATATACGCATGAGGAAGCGCTAAACATTGCCTATGGCAGGGCTAGAAACCAGATGAAAGAGCAAGCCATAAAAGAGGCGCTAGCAAATAAGCAGAATAGAGAAGCAAACAAGGCTGCCGATCAAGCTAGGCAAGATCAATATTTGATTGCAGGCGGGACTACTGGCGGATTGATTGGAGGGCCGATTTTGGCGGATCAAATTATGTCTAGGGGGGGTCAGGAGGTTACAAAAGAATTAGCGAAAGAGACAGTAGCTAATACCGCAGCGCAAAACAGTTCTAGTATTACCGGAAGTGGTGCTGCCTCTACTAGTGGCGGGGCCTATGCAGTGGGAACGGACGCCGCTACGGGAGGCACTATTATGAGTGATGGTAGTGTTGTAGCCCCTAGTACGTCCAGTTCATTTGGGGAAGTAGCGGGAACGTATGGTCCATATATCCCAGCAGCAGTGGCCGGAACTCATTTATTACCTGGATTAGTAAACATAGCTAGGGGCAAAGATAATAAAAAACGATATGCCGATGCCACTTACGATGCCTTAACTATAGGAGCTAATTTTATTCCAGTTGTTGGCCCATTCGTATCTGCGGGAATGGGGATGTTTAGAAAGCCTGGAATGGAATTGATGGAAAAGGGATTTGGCGTAAGTCAAACAAAAGTTGAGGAAGAACGCATCCGAATGCTTTTAGCTTCTGGCCTTATTACAGAAGAGCAGGCAGCAGTAATGTTTGGAAGCAGATATAACCCTGATGGCAGTAGTACATTTACGCAAAGGGGACAAGACGAGCAGCTTAAGGAGGCATTGGCAGCTGGAGCCAAGCCTAATTATATCGGATATGATGATAATGGGAAATGGAGTAATACTGCATTCCTAGCGAACAAAGGCGATGAAAGCTTTTTAGCCCCTGAAGACGTTTGGGGGTACTCGGCCAATACCGAAGCCTATAACGATTGGCTAAACGTGCCGGAGTGGGTGAGGCGTGCGGCAGCTAAAGAAGCGCTAGCTCAGGGCATGTATCGAGAGCACCACGGCACTGTTGATATTAATGATCCTACGGCATTTTCAGCCTTAGTCGACGAAGTGCTAGGGACCCCTGATAAATATGGAGCCGGATCTAACTATCAGCCAGAGGCGGGGCTATCAGCTGGCGGTTACTACTGGGACCCAATAGAACACAAATATAAAAAAGTGGGAGAAAAGGAAGTAAAAGACGAAACCGAAGTTGATCTTAATAGCCCTGGAATTGGTAAGTTATAATGGGCGAGAAAACTGTTAAGCAAAGTATTCCGGCGCCTAGTGCAGGCATAAATGCAACATTACCAGTTGATGAGATGCCACTAAACTATGCGCTGGAACTTACTAACTTTATTCCAAAGCAAAAAACTGAAAGTCGAGACGGGTTTACTATTGAGTCGCAGGGGCTACATTCTGCAATTGAAAGTTTATTTGCTTGGAATAGTAACACTGGAAACCTAAAGTTATTTGGTTTTGCAGACCATAAAGTTTTTGACGCCAGTACAGATCCGGCAACTGACATGACTGGCGGATTATCGATTACAAATGACTACTGGCAGGGCCATCAATTCCGGGGACAAAGCGTTTGGGTCAATGGTGTTGATAGTTGCTTGAAATACACCGGCGCAAGCATGACCACGGCCCTTTTTTCCATGTCTGGATCTGCTTATACTGCAACTCCGCCTTTTATTCACATCGGCGCTTATAAAAACAGACAGTTTTTCGTTCAAAAAGACACGGGAGTAGCTTGGTATGGGGCTGTTAACCAAATTGACGGCACAAGTCAGCCATTAGTTGATGTAGATTTTAGCGCATTTATGCCGCGGGGTGGCTATGTAATGTGGGCACAGTCTTTTACAAAGTCTACAGGCACCGTAAACCAAGATTTTTTCGTAGTTTGTAGCTCTGAGGGCGATATTTTAGCCTATGCAGGCGATTATCCCGGTAATACATGGGCACTAACTGCAAAATGGCAGATTGCAGCCCCTCTTGGCAGGCGTTCCTTCGTTCACGTACCAGGAGATCTTTGGGTTTTAACAAAACAGGGCATTATTAGCATTGGAATGCTTGCTTCAGGCTCGCCAGAGCCAGAAATAACAGCACAAATTAAGGCTTTTTGGCTAGAAGCGGTAAAATATTACGGCACAGCACAGGGGTGGGAAGGTGTTTATTACCCAAAGGAGGGTATAACGATTATCAATATCCCAATCTATCCCTGGAGCGTCGGTACTGCAAACTATGAGCAGCTTATATTTGCAGATTCTGAATTTTCTGCTGCTAATCTAATTGGACTTAATGGCATAACTCACTGCGTGGCCGGGAATGAGTGGTATTTTGGATGCCAGGATGGCACGATTTACAAATACGGTGGCACTACCAATGCTGATGGCTCCAATACTCGGATGTTTTATCAAAGCCCCTTTAGCGATTTTGGAATAGCTGGACAACAGAAACATTTTACCGAAGTTTACGCACTGCTATCAACTAAAGGCAATATTGCGATAGATGTGGAGGTTGCAGCTGATTATGATACCATCACGCTAGCAGATCCGCCATTAATCCCGATAGCAGATGGCATCGCGTGGGGGGATCCTTGGGGCACCCCTTGGAGCAGTATACTTAAGACAGATATCCGTAAGTTTGGAGTAAAGGCCATAGGCTACACCGGATCGTTAAAGCTGGCAGCCCAAACAGCCAGCGGAAAGCTTTACCTGAACAGATGTTTATTAAGATTTAATGTTGGAGGAGAGAATTAACATGGGTGTAAAGTCTTTTTTAGCGAGTCATCCGAAGTTTGCAGCAAATTATAATCAGCTTGGATCTGGCGATCAAGGAAGGTGGCAAAATAAGTTCCAGGCTGGTGGTGCTGCTAACGTCAAGCAATTCACTCAAGATAGGATGGGGCGGCAACAGATGCCTAGAGCGACCGCAGTTGGGAATTTTCAACCGATGCAACAAATGACACCTCAAGGCATTCCTAGCGAATATCAACAGACGCGACCAATGCAACAGATGCAGAGGTATCAACAGATGCAACCGAATAGTCAAAATTATCAGATGGGGCCGTATGCACAGGGGCAGCGGTCACCGGCATCGCAATATGCTTCAGCAGAGCAGCAATTTGATGCGCCACAGAGATCCACTGGCGGAACTTTGCAGCAGCCGCAACCGGGGCAATCAGTACCACTATATGCAGGAGGTGGATCACAATACGAGATGAGCCAAGGAATGGAAACAAATCCACAAATGCAGCCAGGAAGTGGCCGAGGCTATCAAATGCCGCAGCAATCGCAAATTCCACAAGGCGTTTTCTTTGATCAAGCCACTGGACAATGGAGGCAAGGCTAGCAATGGCTAAGAATCCAGGTAAAAGTATAATCGGCATCTATCCAGGCGGCAGTGAATACAATCGAAAACCGCCTAAGAAGCCTACAAATCCAAATACTCCAAAATGGCAAAGCTTTTTATCGACTCATCCAAAGAAAAAGGCTAACTATGATAAGCTTAGCCCGGAGGAGCAACTTCAGTGGCAAGATGCTTTTGCGAGAGGTGGGGCAAAAGCTGTTAAGCGCTATACTCAGGGAGTGCTTAGAAATCGGGTGCCGGAAGTAGGCCAAGCTCCAACGGTAGATCAGAAGTACGATCTTAATGATCCAGGAGAGGTGATCGATGCTCAGGAATGGGTGAACCGGCAGAATCTACGGCTCAATCAATACTCTAATCGCATTAATCAGACCGGGCCAATGGGCGGGCAAGAGTTTTACGAAGATCCTATAACAGGCCGCTGGACACAAAAGACAACCTTTGGCGCGCCAATGCAAAGCCTGTATGATCAGCTTGGGAAACAATTCCAAACTAATCCATTTACAGATGTTAGTGCCGATCGGGCAAAGGCGGAAAATGCTGTTTACCAGAATTATTCTAGTAAATTTGAACCACAGTTTAATCGGGAGCAAGAGAACTTTCGCCAGGAAATGGCGAATAGTGGAGTGGATCCAACTAGTGAGAAGTATCGCCGAATGCAGGATGATATGATGAAGCGCCAGGATGAAATGCGACGTAGCTGGGCTAATGAGGCTTACACGACAGGCGGGCAAGAGCAGCAGCGGTTATCACAGCAGCAGATTGCACAGTATAACGCGCCAATTGCGGCCTTTGGAAACATGGCAGGGGCAGCATCTACTTATCAGAAAGGATTTAATCCAATATCTCAAGAGAGAATTGAAAATCCGGACGTTACCGGCACAGCTCAGGCTTACACACAAATGGGGCCGTATGCTGATACACAACAGCAGTACAAGATGAAGCAAATCGAAGCACAGAACGCGGGGGCATTGGATATCGCACTTACAAATCAAGAAAATGAATCCGGGCCAGGGGATGGCGATATGAGTGTCGATCAAGATGGTAATCCCATTAGGTATAGCTCTGCTGATAACCGTTGGCATAGGGTATAGGAGAAATATGGCTTACGACTTCGACAATGCAATGATGAGTGCCTTGCTGCAACATCAGCAGCAGGCTTTGGCATATAGCCCAAGTTTAGCAGCAGGGACAGCTCTTAAGGCAGTGCCAGAGATGGCCTTTGATAACCCTTGGGCTACGTTTCTAACAGCACTTGGCACTAATCTGCTAGGCTCTGGGCTTACTAGCTATGCTGGATATCGGAACCAGGCGGATACGGATCAATATGCTCAACAGCTGGGTAGTATCATGAGCCAAGGTACGGCAGACGAACAAGCAGCTCAACTTAAGGCAAGCGAAAATCTAAATTACCTTTCTAGTTTCCCGCAGCTAATTGCAGCACAGGAGGCCAAGGATCAGGAAAAGTTATTATCGAATGCACTGACGAGCCAATTTTTGATGAAGGATGCAACTGGTAATGTGCAATCTATACCTGGAGTCGATCGTACATTAATCAATCGGAAGGTAGCAGAAGCCGTCGCAGTAGAAAACGCCAAAAATGCGGCATCGGGTGGCAATAATCTAAAACAGTTACAAGATCAGGCTGATAAGAATCCTTATCTTAAGGATTTATATGATCTATCGGTGCCACTTCAAAACATGGAAGCAAATCTAGATTCGACTAACCCAAAATCAGATGTAGCATTTTTAGATGCCGCTAAAGCGGCATTCGGAAATGCGAAAGCATTTGAAGGTGAAGCTTCAACGTGGAGTAAATTGCCGTTTGTTGGAAAATTCCTTAAGAATGAAAAACTGTCACCACAAGATCGCGTAGATCTAAAAGATTTGGTTCAAGGTAAAGTAGCGCAACAGAAAAAACTGGCGGATCAATGGAATCAGCAGATCCAATTAAGTGCCGGGCCTATGGCTAGCAAGATCGTGTTTCCACAGATGCCGCAAATGGCGTTTGAGCCTCAAAAAGAAACCAAATCTGTACCTAGCGCGATGTTAGATGCTGCAAATGCTCAAAATGCCATTCCAAAGGGCTGGGAGGAAACGACGCCCGATAAAGTTATACCAAAAAATAAACACAGAGTTAAAGATCAATTAACTGGTAAACATTATCTGGTAAAAAGGTAGCAAATGGCTGATAGGTTTGTCTTTGATGATACTACTGAAGAAAGTGCCGTGTTAGATCCTACTAGGTTTAGTGTCGAAGCCGAAGGTTCAGATCGCTTAATTGACATGGGCAAGAACTACGATTTGTTAGGTATAAAAGCCAGCCCTGATCGCGCATATTCCACCATTCTTGAATTTGCAAATGCTATTCCAGGCATGAAAGAGGCGGCGTCTGGAGCTAATGCATTAATTGATTCAGCGCTGGGGCCGGAAACATTTGGGCAAGCTTATGATAACTATAGATCCCGCTGGAAACAGGGAGTTGAAGCGGCTGGCGGCCTTTCTGAGTCCTTAAACATTCCCTATACGTCGACGGCCAATACCATAGCAGGCGGCTTAGCTAGCCTTGGACCCTTAAAACTAGCGAGCGCCTTGCCTTTTGTTGGACCGGCTATTGGCAACCTGTTTGGCGTCTCTGAGGCGGCTTTAACCCCTACAATAGCTGGCCAGGTTGGCAGACAGGCCACTAGATCGGCCCTGGGGTCGTATGCTGGCAATGTAGCTAAAGCAGCGGCTCAAAATGCTTTAGCTGGCGGTGCTTCAGGCTTTGCTGGGGGCGAAGGTGGATTAGATTCCAGGCTCCAAATGGCGCTAGATTCGGCCAAATTGGGCGGGGCTATAGGTGGGAGCGGGTCTGCTGTTTTTGGGGCAGGTGGGGGCATTGTGCGCGGTTTAGCGCCTACGGCTGAAGATCTGATGTCTTCGATTAAGGGCATATTTAGGGAACAGCCACCTATAGCCGCCAGGCAAGTGCCGGATGATCTGGTGGTGGCGGCATTTGCTAGGGAGTTGTCAAAGTCCGGACTATCCCCGGATGAGATTGCGGCTACATTGGCCAGATTTAAAGAAGAGGTGGCTGCGGGGAATCCAACGTTTGTTTCGGAAGCTGCGGAGATGGCTACAGGCAAGCCAGGGCTTTATACTCGGACTAAATTTGTTGGAGCTACGCCGGAAGCTCAAGGAATTGCGGCTAATGCTATAGCGGGCCGCGATATGGGGTTGCTTACCAGGACGGCAAAAATCCTTGACGAGGTCGGGACGGAAAGGGCGCCTTTTGAAGTCGGAGAAGAATTGCAGGGGACTGCAACTAAAATAATCAACGCGGCCAAAGCAGAGACGGGAGAGGCCGCAGAAAAAGCTTATAGTGAGCTTTACAAGACCGTTGGGCAGGTTAAGAGTCCAGAGGCGCAGGAACTACTAAAAGAGCCAATGGTGAAAGAGGGCATTAAGCGGGCGAAAGCCATAAATCGTGATTTGAGAAAATTACCAGACGATCATTTTAGGGTATTAGAGCGAGCCTATAGATATATTAGGGATGATACCGGAGAAATGGCTAAATCAGCCGCTAAAGCCAAGCGGGCTGGCAAAATGACTCAAGGGGCATCTGAAGCAAATGATATCAAAGATTCGTTTGTAACACCGCTGCGTGACGAGTTAGATAAACATGCTGCAAACTATAAAGCTATCCGCGACGAATACGGCGAAATGATGGACAAAATTAGATCCATTGATAAATCTGGTGTCGATGTATTGGAGAGCTTAAAGGAAAATCAGTTAGATGTTGCAGTTGATAAACTATTCGATCAAAGTCCTAAACAGATTAAGCGATTCTTAGATGCACTTGATACCTATGCGCCGGAAGGTCGGATCTTAATGCGCGATGCCGCTAGAGTCCGGCTAAGCAACTCGGCTTATAACACCGAACAGTATGGTAACGTCTTCAAGAAGTGGTCGGCGGATGATCCTGTAATGAATCAAAAGCTTGAGTTGATCTTAGGAAAGAAAGGGGTAGAAAAACTTAACCAATCTGCCAAGCGGGAGCAGGTCTATCAGGTTGCTAAAGGTAGATATGCTGTCGGATCACAAACAGATTCGCGAGCGATGGAAAGGGAATCTAAAAAGAATTTTGTATCAAAAATTGCAAGGCTAGCTAAAAGCCCGTTTAAGGTTGGTAGTAAAAGTTTAGATGTAGCATTCGAGCCTCGCGAGGACTTGCTTAATGAGGCGCTAGCTAAGGCGTTTTTTGAGCCGCAATACGGATTACAAATGCTCAAGAAATCTTTGCCGCTTGCTCAAAGGCAAGCTAGGAATCAGAACTTGTTACTTAATGCGCCGGATCTGGGGCAAGCATTAATGAGGGCATTTTCTACGCCTTCGGGAACAGTAGCAGGGGCCTTAACTAATTTAAACAGGGGAGAATAAAACATGCCAGGTGGATGGAATGGAGCAGGACAAGTTTTGAATTATGATGGAACACACGTTCCGTCTGACAACCAATGCAGTCAACAAACGGCGCCGGATCAGACCGCGTTTGATACGATGTTTACTACGGTCTGCAATGCTATTGAAAACTGCGTAGCGCGGGATGGGCAGAATAGCCCAAACGCTA